GGTCCTGGTTCAGGTCCTGGCGATGGTGTTGGTGAGACGCTGACGGGCGGTGGTGAAGTCGAGCATTGTTGTATACAATATGGTTGACCATCTATATAGGCCCATAACTGATCACTGCTAGAATTATAGTAAAATTCAAATGTTTGAGTGCCATATCTGTAAATAACCCCAGAAGATCCATAAGTTGTATGAGGACCATTTTCAACAGACGTTGTTAAAAGCAATTGACCACCAATAAGTTTTGAAATTCCAAAATTATTGTTTCCATCCGCTGGCCCCTCAATCGCTACACCACCACCATTACCACTTCCTGTAAATTTCCCCAATATCATGTCGCCAGAAAAATTACCGCCAGTAACAAGATTATCTCCAGAAATTGCCCACCCAGCAATTTGACCAGAAGTTGCAGTAACTTTTCCTGTTAATTCCAAATTTGTGCCATTGTAGAGCATCCTATTATCTCCAGCGCCAACGGAAAATGTTCCATTAGAATTCCAGTAATTAGTGGTATTTATAAATATAGAATCAGCAGTGATTGTTCCTCTGATTACAGCAATATCAAACTCAGCAAACCCATTGCCATGAATAGCCCATCCAGAAGTATTGGCAACGTAATTGTTACTTTGGATTATATTATTGACCAATACAATATTGGCTGCCAATTCCTCTGCGGTTACGGCGCCAGCAGCAATGTTTACAGATTGAACTGAATTTGGACCAAGACGAACTCCGGCTGGTCCTAAAATATCTGTTGTTATAATATTAGATATTACTGTTTTAAGATTATCAAAATTTCTTTGCTGCGTTATTTGGCGCTGAGAGCTGCCTATTTTGCCAACAACAAAATCATAAATTGAATATTTACTTATATCTATTAAAGAAGATGATGCACCATCATGATTATGGCCACCCTGAAAGAATAAAATTGTGTTTTCAGACGTCCCTTTTGAAAACGGCATTAAACTACCTTCCTTATTACTAGTGATTGAGATACAGTTGAATCATATGTAAAATCTGTACTAATAACCCAATAATCACCATTAATTATATCAAAAGAATTTAAAGAAGAGATCCTTATTCTATCCCCAAGTTGTAATTTTGGTATTGGCAATATATTTAAATTGATAATAGGAACCGGATCTGACATTTTATTAATAATAAAATTAGCTAAATTTTGAGCATGTGTTAAATCAGTAATAAATTCATTTTCTATTATTATTTCTTTAAGACCATATTTTCTTATATTATCATCTAATACTGCTTTTTGTTCTTTAACATCACCGGTTTTATCAGTTATAACAACTGGAATCCCAGCAATGCCAGCAAAATGCTTTTCCCCAGTTAGTGGATTTTCTCCTTCAATGTAAACAATATCTCCATTGACTGTGTTATTGGAGGCGGCTAATATTAATTTAGCACCAAAAGATGTTGGATTATATTTGATCAATTCTATTTTTGGAGGATTAACAGTGCTCATATTTGTAATTAATGGGTTTTCAATCTTGAAAGCCGGGGCCTTGTCATACAATAAATCATAATTTTTTACTTCTCTAACTAAAGTATTGGCATTATGAGAGGCAATAGATGTATCAAACATGCCCCGCTCTAAGGTTAAAAATGAATTGCTTGTTGTATTACCGTATTTAATAATTTCATTATTTATTTTAAGATAACCAGATTTTGCAAAATAAGGGTTATCCGTTGATAAAACATTTATAGATGTATCATTGCTGGACATTGCGCTTGATAATTGTGTAACCCCAAGCGTTGTTGGATCTTCGGCTCTCCAAAGACTTTGTTTATTAATTAAATTATTAGCAACGCCATTAATTTTTACAACAACTTTATTTGTTTGCAATTGAACATTGTAACTTGCATCAATAATGTTGTCTGAATCCGATAATTGGTATTGCACATTTGCATGTTGATCTATTGATGATTCAAAAAATCTATTAAAATGCTCATATTGGGCTATGTTGTTTTCGTCTATATAAAATCTACCCAGATCGGCTAAACTTATATTGTCAATTACTGCTTGAATAGAAGAATCATTGCCATATATAAATGGCATAATCCTCACTTCTTTCATTTGGGTTTCAATATAATTATTTTTAATTTCACCAGAAGTAAATTGTTTATTATGAATTACAAATTCATCAATATAAAAACTTCTCTTTACTGCCGGCGCAACCTCGGCGCCACTTGAAAAGCCAGCCCCTCTTCCACCAAAAGTTAAATCTTTATCTGCAAAAGAAACTAAAGTACCCGATGTTGTAACAGTGTTAGATAAATTTCCATTAATATAATATTGTAAAACATTATTTTTATATGTAACAGCAAGATGATTATAAATTGAATTAGATAAAGCAGTATTGCTGCTTATGGTTTGAATTCCAGAACTTGATACAAATTTAAATCCATTAGATGAATTGGAATTAAAAAACTCAAAACCCGAACTTGGATTAGCATTGCTCCAATTACTAATATATTCACCATCGTTAGAGAAGCTCCCGTTATGAAATTTTAAAAATATTTGAATAGTAAATTCACCGGTATACAAAAGTGATGCTGTATCAAAAATATTATAAGATATATGATACGGAGTTCTTAGGTATGCGTTGGATGACAATAAAATGCTTTTACTACTGCTGTCCGAAACAACGCCACTTGGCTCAGATATAGCAACATTCCCTAAATATATCGCGTCATTTCTTCTGGATGATCTTTCAATTACATTAACATCAGCCGTAGGGGTCCATGAGTTTGATGCAAATGTTAAATATGTATTATCATTTTTAACACCAATTTTATCATTAGCAACCATTGTGTAGCATTCATTTGCATATATATTGCCTTGACTCCCATTAAATGTTCTACCAAGAGATATTTTAAACGGCTCCCCGGCAACATAATTTTGTGTAAAGAATTCAATTCTTAATTCATAAGCCTTGCCAGCAGTTAATGCAAATTCGTTTGAAGAAAAAGTTACTGTCGAACTAGACCCGGAATCAACTAGTCTCCATTCATCTATAATTAATATTTTATTTAAATAAACCCGGCACCCGCCTTTATTAATTGCTAATAATATTTGGTAATCACCAGTTGCGCTTGGGACATAATATCCATCAAATACGCCATTAAAATATTCTCTTACTACTACTGAATTTTTATCAGTAAATTGACCAGATACAAAATCAAGAGCAAGTTGGTTACTGGAAGATATGGCTGATGTTGTGGTGGTTAATGAAGGACTAATATAGGCTTTAACATCAAGAGCTTTTTCATATAGAGTTAACTCCCTGTCATTTGCATCTAATTGAATATCGAAAACCGAATGCAAATCAGAAGATGGTGCTTGAACAAATCTTGCTCGCAAAGATGTTGAAACAATTTTTTGAGAATTGGCTCTGTCTTTGCTATTTTCATCAAATCCATAGTGCAAAATAGCATTATTTTTTTTATAACTTTTTGAAGGGGGGCATAAATATTTAATATCTTTTTTGGGGAAATTTGTCATTAACAATAAATGCTCAACAGCCTCTGCAACAGTAGAATCTTGAAGCAAAAACCCCTTTGTCAACATTTTTTCATTATTAAATTTACTTCTATCTGTTAAATTTGCAGCAACATTCATGCTTGATGATGTTGCCTGCCACTCATCAATATAAAAAACACCATACGGCACATATTCATAAATATCAAACTTAATTATGGAATTTGCACTATGGGCTCTTGCCAAAGTATTTCCAACCCCTCTTTCTATAATGTTAAAAGAATTATTATTACCTTTACTTGCAATAACTATTTCTTGATTAACACTATTTGGTTCTATTGTAAGTAAATAGTAATTCCCGCTTCCACCGGCTGGAAAATCATTTACACTATTTACTGTCCAAACAGTAGCATTGGCAGCAACATTGGCAGAAAGAATAGCTTCTACAAATTGAGTGCTATAGTAATGTATTTGCCATCCGGCGTGAACATGAACGGCAAGATCTTTTTTCATATATTTACCAAAAAGAGAACTTGAATTAAATAAATTAAACTCTTTTCCGGTGTTATCAAATGTAATTGAAGATGTATTACTCCCACTGCCGGCAATTGGTAAACTTGTTTCATGCACATCTCTTACTTTTGACACACCAAAGTTCATTACATAATCGGTCATGTCAAGACGATAAATTGGGGCAACTTCATTTATTCTTGCATAATCTAATGGATTTTTTGTTGTATAAATTGTTAAAACAATTTTATTAATATCATTTGTACTTATATTGTATAGATAGTGTTGAAAAAAATAATTGTTTTCTGGGATTGTACCATTTTCATCATATACAAGATTTACCGTACTATTATATGCTTTTATATTATAACTTTTTATTTGACCATTATATTCTGAAGTTATTATTTTAATTATATTAACTTTTCTTTCTGTAAAAACATATGTTAGAACAACTGGGGTAGTAAATTGATAGCCGCTGAATGTTGCATGTAATGAGTTCGTGCTTTTTACAGATGATTGATATCCAAATTCATAATTTTCTTCTTTTGTTGGGGGCAAACAATGCCACTGGCCATTAGCTGTAATTACATCGCCATTTATGTCTTTTGCATCACATACAGCCCAAGTAAATGACTGTCGTTCTACACCATTAATTGATTCATTTGGAGTAAAATAAAAATCAGCGCCCCTGGATCTATTCATTAATATCTCATTGGCGGATAATGTTCTACCATTAGCTAACATTCCAGCAACATTGAGATTTACTGTATTTTCCGTAATTTTAGAATTTGTATAATTGCTTGTTGCAATATCAGTATTACTCAATTTATCAATGTGACGACTATCTAACCAGTCAATAAATATTAAAGGTTTAACGCTTTGAGCAATGCCACTAATAGCATTATTAAAAGATGTTGATATTTGTTTGTTATATAAGCCGTATTGAAGCATTTAAACCTCTTCTAAGCTCATTGAGCAATCCCAAAAATACACATCATTACTTAAGTCTCTCCTAATTAATGTTTCATTATAATTTTTTATCAATACATTATAACTTGTTTCTGTATATGGGGTTGTGCCAGATTCATCTAAATTAATAATTTTTAACACATGCCCTCTTGGGTCAGCCGCTATTTGGTGAATAAAATCGCGCCCACTTCCATGATCTACAGTATAATTTATTGAATTTGGCAACCAAGACCAAGACAAATTAAATACTTTTCGCCCAGACCTGTTTTGAGATTTATAATATCTATTTTTTCTATTATTCCAATTTCTATTTTCAACAAAAATTGGTTCTACGTCCATAGCCAATGTTCTATTGTGATTTGTTAATGGTTTACCATCAATCATAATTAGTGTTCTATGTATTGAGGAATAAATTGCCGCATTGACATCATTTTCAAACAAAATAAACGGTTCAATAAACATGGCCCCAAAATTTTGAAGCGCAATACGAATATTTGCAAGAATTATCTTACTACCTGTAGTCATTGAGACCGTAGCAGAAAGCGATGCAGAAACAGTTACTATCCTGAATGTTATTGCGTTAGTGGTTGTTGTTACTGTAGCGTCTAAATTAATTACGGCAAATTTTGTCCTAATAGCAGAAACAACAACGCTACTTTCAATGCTTTGATTTGATATAGCAAATGAAGTTTTTGAAGCATTTATTGTTACATTTGATTCAATCAATAAATTTGATTCAATAAGAACAGCAGCATCTGCTGTATAAAAATCAATACCCGAATTTAATGGCTCTGAAAATGAGTAGTAACTAAATTGACTTGGCATATTATCGCTCCGTCAATGTCATAGAGACATCGTAATAAATACAGCCAGTTGTCAAATCTCGCCTTAACAAGGATTCGTTATATGACTCCAGATAGCAATCATAATTGACGAAGCCGCCAGCCGGTTCTAATTCAATTGAAAAAGAAACATAGTTAGAAATGTTTGCAATGCTAAATAAAAAATCACGAGCAGCTCTATTGTCTACAGTTTTGTTTGCCAAATTTGGCAAATACGACCATGTTAAATTAAACCTTTTTTTATTTTTCGTATAAAATCTTCTTTTATGCCCAGAAGCCAAATCTATATCGTTTGCAGATATTTCTTCGTCAATGCCAAGTTTTCTGTTGTGAGCAGTTATCTCTGTATTATTAATTGTTAATAAATTAACTATTGTCATTACAGACCCCTGTTAATCCCATTGTAAGAATTTATAACACGATTTTCAAGACCAGCAGTTTTTTGGTTTCTTGGCAAAATTTTGGTATTGTAATTTTTCATCATTGCATTAAACCACTCTGGTTCTCCAATAAAATTGTCAACATAAATATTTACATTCTGTGTAGAAGAAGTCGTACCGCTAGGAGAAACAGCGTTACTTATTCTCATATTTGGCATGTTAATATTTGGCACACTAGGCATTGTTGGCAAGTTTGGCTTTGATAATCTCATTGTATTTAAACGATCTAGAATATCTGTCCCAATCCTTTGAACTGCCTTATGATTAATTACATATTCTCCACCGTGTAAGATCGCTGGAATCCCCTGTTGAGCCGGTCCATATGTCATACCGCCAGCACCGTACATCATTCCACCCTTCATGTATGCCATTCCACCACTCATATACGAACCAACTTTTCCACCACTGTAGAGTGTTGGGAGATATGGAAGTTTAATAAAATCAGAAACTTTCTTACCACCAATCACTGGCACAGGTATATTTAATATTGTTTTTGGAAATGCAAAATTACCAAGAAGACCCACTACTCTGTTAAACAAACCAGATACGCTATTTAAAATAGTCTTAAACACATGTGGAATTCCACTTATTGCTCCCGAAATAAAGTCAATTGCACCACCAATTATAGTTCTAATAAAACCACCAATGTTTTCAATAATAGGCTTTACGAAATCATATACACTTTGGAAAGCATTTTTTAATCCATTCCAAACATCTATAACTTTTTCAATAGCAAACTGAACCCCAGTTTTTATGAATTCACCTAATTTCTTTAATACTGGGAACACATTTTCCCACATTGATTTAATTGCGCCCCAAACATTTTGCACTGCTGTGACAATAGCATCCCATGCAAACTTAATACCGGTCCACAACCAATCCCACAGTTGGCTTAAAATGGGCAGTAACCAACTCCACACTCTCTTAAAAAGTTCCCAGTAAAAAACTAGACCTTCAGTTATTTCATCCCATGCAAATTTAATACCAGTCCACAACCAATCCCACAGTTGACTTAATACTGGCTCCAGGAATCTCCACCAATTTTGAGTTGCATTCCACAAAGTCTCTACAGCATTTTTTATGCCTTCCCAGGCAAATTTAATTCCAGTCCACAACCAATCCCACAGTTTACTCAATATAGGACCAATTATACCCCAGCCCCATGTAATTATGTCCCATACAAACCCAATAGCAATTTTAAGACCATCCCATGCGCCAACAAATATTGTTGCAATCCACTCGGCTACTTGTTTTAGACCATCCCATATTATAGGAACAATATTTTGCAAATAGTCCCAAACAACACTTGCAGCTGTTTGTATTACACCCCAAATAGCAGTGAATACAGTACCTAACCAACCCCCAACTGTTTGGATCATAGTCCACCATGTATCAACATAAGCCTTAATAGCATCCCAACAAAAACCAGCTGCTTGTTTTATAACATCCCAAATGACTGTAAAT